CTTTGAGCCTTAGCCCGCCACCCACTGCTGTAATGATGGCACCCACTCCAATACCGACTTCAGCAACACCAGACCCAATAAAAATAGCAGCGCCCATAAGGCCAAGCCCAATGAACCCAAAAGTGCGCAAAGCACAAAGCGTAGTGTTGTCATTTTCAGTTATGCACTCCCTAATCTTCATTTTTATCTCCAAAGAAGTCATCTGCGTAGAAGAACTCCCAACCCGCAAATTCTCCCTTACTTATAGGCTTTTCAGATTTTAACGCACGGTTAATGGTGGTTGGTTTGAGCCCTGTATCGTTACGCAGTTCTGTGATGCTGTTATACAGCATGGATGCTCCGTCAGGATACACCACAACAATCGCTTTGCTCATCTTGAGCTTGGACTCTTCCGTGTGGTTCCTTCCTGTCCAGTGATCGTAATGCCCAGCTTCTGCTGCTGCACGGATCTTAGCCATTCCTTCGGCAGATACTTTACGTCCCGGCGCTTTTGGTTTGCCACGCTGCGTATCACCAATCTTCTTCCGTGTTTCTTCTGAGACTGTTTTGCCGTAGCGGTAATGGTTTTCACCTTTTGGGCTGCTGTGCGGGGCGCATTTGCTACGTTCTTCAGCCGTAAGATTTACACCTTGCCTTGGGTGACCGTCGCGTTCCAACCAAGCTTTGGTTTTTTCTGCGAGTTTTGCTCGAATCTCAGGACTCGCGTCCCGCATGGGTGAATCAGCGTGCGCTGCTACGTTGTAGCAGTAATCTTTACCGAAGTGTTCGTCTAACCACTTTTGCTCGGCAGGATAAAGCTCTTCCTTAGTGTTGAGCTGTTCTACGATTTCAAATTTAAAACAGTCTTCACCGTACTTATTCCATGCTCGTTGTAGGTGAATACAATCGTGGTTACCTAAGCGCAAAGCTTTGCGATGTGCCCAGAAGCGTTTACGCGAATCAACGGTGCTTCCTACATAGTAGTGATCATTGATTACGTTGCGAATTTTGTAGATGACGTTTTTCATAGTTACCTCCAGTTGGTAGAGCTATTAAACTACTGAAGGAACGCCGTGTCAACTGTGTTCTCCAAGAGAACAAATAACGCAAAAGAAAAGGGGCCTTTCGGCCCCTCGTCTCGGCTAGGAAACTCCCAACCCTTTGATTTACAAGCTTTTTTATCAGCTTGAGCCTTGAGATCCGTAGACCCCAAGAAAATCGGACCATCCAAACGAGTATCGTTCACGCGCTTTGTATCGTGCGTTCCCTGTATCAAAATCTGCATCCATCGAAGTTGACAGAGGAGTACGAACGAACTGCTTCAGGCCATTCGGAACGTCGGTGGTCAGGAACCAAGCGTTGGTGTCCGTCAACCAGTGGTTGATGGTGTAGCCGCCGGGGATTGAACCGTTGTTCTTCAGAGCGTTGATGTCGTTGTCGGTGGTGCCAACACGCAGCTCAGTTTCGAGGAGACGGGTAGCCACGAACTGCAGAGAGGTCGGGAGTACCAGCTTCTTCGGCTTGGCAGCGATGAGGAGCCCACGTTCGTCGGTCCACAGAGAGATCTGAATTACCGCATTTTCAAGTGAGGTTTCGTTCAGGTCCGCCGGGGTTGCCGGAATGTTGGAAATGGTTCCACCGTAGACGAGCGGGTGTGAAGAGCTGAACAGAGGCTGACCGTCACCACCTTTGTAGTTCGAGTTAAAGCCGTTGTTCAGGATGTTCGCACCTTTGACTTCCTTGGTGTAAGCCATTGCCCGAGCCAGCGCCTTGGTATAACGAGCAGACAGTGAGTCATACAGGTTATCTTCAATAGCTTCTTCAGTCAGAGAGAAGCCAAGAGCGATAGTCTCGTGGGTGTATCGGGTAGACCATGCTTCCTGAGCAGCGTCATAAGCAATTGCACTACCTTCGTTCTTGACAGGAGCTGCGCCGAAACCGGAGAGCTTCTGTTCTTCTTCAAAGGAACGCTCGGAGCTTTCGATCTCGAAGATCTCCTTATATTCCTCACCATAACGCTCGTACTCCAGACCGAACAGCGCGTTCAGACCGGGGAGGAGCTCTTTAAGTAATTGCGCGCGTGAAATAGCAGCCATTTACATTACTCCCTTAAACACCAACAGGATTACGGTAGGCATGGCCGCCCGTAACAGTTACAGCAGAGACGGTGTACGGAGAAGTCGTAAGCTGCGTGACGGCCATAGACGGCGGCGTGTAAGCAACAACAATTTCTTGGAACGTGCCGTCAGACAGAGCGGTCAGCGTAACCACATCTACGATACGGAAAGGCAGGGTAGCCGTAGTACCTTTTGATGCAAGGTTAGCAGAGACAACGCTGTCGCCAGTTGCGGTGTTGATCAGAGCAGAGCTGGTACCAGCCGCCTGATAGTAACCAAGGTTAGCGCCAACATCAGCAGCGGTAGCACCAGAAGCGGTGTACGCGGTACCAGCGTTGGTAACCAAAACCTTAAAGAGGACGTTCGGATCGTCTGCAATGACAGCATAAGCGTCAGAAGCAGTCGTGCCGGAGGTCCAAGACTGGCTCCACAGTGAGTACTTCAGGCCAGAGTCCTGAGAGTAGCTGCAGCCAAGGAATACACCAATAGGCGGATTCGCGAAGGCGGCTTTTGCGCCAGATGAAGTGTCAAGACGAGCGATGGTCCCATCAGCCTGAAGGATCACGAGATCCCCATAACCAATGTTCTGTGCGTAGCCAGAAGCAATCGGAAGTTTCCGAGTGGCTCCAGCATAAACACGACCGCCCTCCAAGTTGTACGGTGCGAAACCGTAGGGGCCGAGGCCAGCAGGATATGCCATAAATAACTCCTAAAAGTTAAACAACGGCCCCTAATTTCTTAGGAACCGCTACCAAATGATGTTTTAGAACGGCTCTCCTTAAAGAGAGGCATTCTGGGGTCATTATCGCGCATAAAGTTGTTATCAACAGACTGCGCTTGTTTCTGCGTGAAATCCGCGTAATACGCATCACGAGCTCGAATCATTTCGATAGGGGCTTTGCACAGGACAAGACCACCAATTTCAATCAAATCCGAACTTGGCGCCAACCCAAAAGCGGCGAAATCACCACTGATTTCCGGGTGGTCCGATGCTTTACAGGGTACCCATCCTTCGCGTCTGGCCTTAGCCATGTTTGCGGGATCAGGAACACCCATGTTTGCTACACGAATCCAACGAAAACCATACCCATCAACGGGGTCAGGAACGGGAAGGTCATGTGCGGGTTTCCATGACTGTTGGCGAACTTCGTTTTCACGCGTTCCTTCAGTCCTACGAGTCCGATCAACCTGTACATTAGCCATTAGCCTGCTCCTGTAATTTAGCAGCGTGCTTTGCGTAAGCTTCCAAAGACACACCGAGTTTTTTTGCGAGTGCTACTTGCGTAGCAGTTAGCGTCATTTTGTTACCTACTTTAGTACGCCCAGCAGGTGCCACGGGTGACGAAGCCTTTGGCTTTTCTTTTGGTTTGCCGAAGTAGTCTGGGAAAACGTCGCGCATCCGTTTGTCGATGGTGGCGTAGTACTCATCCGACGTAGGATCGATTCCAGATTTGACTAGCTTCGAATGCAGGCCATAAGCGAGCGAGGTCATTTCCTCATCAGCACCAAACCACGGGTTTTTAGCAGCCCAGTCTTCTGCTCTCGGGTCGCGTTGGGGTGCCTGTGGGCGCTTAGGCTCTACAGTTGGCTCATTATATACATCCTGTTTTTGGCTTTGTAAAGGGGCATTTGCATTAGCCGCTTGCGCAGGAGGAGCAAAATTAAAGTTTTCAAGCCGCGCTCTCTCAAGCGCAATGTCATCTCTTAACTTTTGTGCTTCTAGTAACCCTTCCGTATCACCTGCTTCATAGGCTTTACGAAACTTGTCGTCGGCCAACTTCTGCGCATAGTCAAGCTTGTATTGAACCTGCTTTAGATAGTCCTGGCTTCCTTCCTGATATGCCTTCTGCAGGCGCTCATTCTCAGCGAGAATCGCCTGTGCAATCTGAATCGCTTCTTGATTCTGGCGCTCCAAAGCCTCTTTGGCCCTACGCTCGTCATGGTAACGATGCGTCAACTGATTCATCCGCTTCTGAACAGATTCGGAGTATTTATCCATCTCCTCTTCTTGTTCTTCCTCCGCCTTAGCCTCAGGCTTTAGCGGCGCTCGACCCTTGTCTTCGGCGGGTGTGTCGTCAACAACATCGATTTCTATATCGTCTTTCGGTTTGTCTTTATTAGAACCAACAACAAAAACTTCTTCATCGTTGGCAAAGTCATCATCGTTTAAATTTACTTCAGCCATACATCACCTGTTAATAAGCGCGGTTAATACCACGAGGATCAGCAACAACACCTTCAATCTGATCGTCATTGACGATGATGAACTCTTTACCGTCAGCACTAAACCGAGAGCCGGAATAAGCGCGGAGCAGTACAAAGTCGCCTTCTTTACACCACGGTCCTGTCGGGAACTTGGCTTCATCCGTGTAGCACATGGGACCTTGGCGCATAACAAACCCAACAACCGCGCCTTGCTCTTCCTTCTTTCGAGTCGTATCGGAATACAGGATGCCCCCATCGGACTTTTCCTCGATTTCAGGCTTGATCACCAACATTTTGTACCCTACGGGTACCGGGACACGATCTGCAAGATTTGCAGCGGTTTCTTGGGTTTTACCAGCATCAATAGCTGTAGCAGACATATCTACTCCATAGCAGGGCATTTTTACGCGGTATGCGAACCCCCGACGCCCAGTAGCCAGAGGTTAAAACTGTCGTATCACCAACAAGAGATGGGACTGCCGCTGGTCGGAGCTTCTACAGGTTTCTCAGGTCTGTATAGCAATCCCATCTCTTCTTGATGCTCGTTTTATCAAAAGCTTTTTAGGCTTCTTCGATTTGTCTTTTCAGATCTTGTACAGCCTCAAGCGCGCCCTTAAGGCCAGCAACTACACCTGTCAGGTACTTAAACTCTTCCCAGGAGCCTACAGCCCCCTTAACAAGCGCGTCTTCACGTAATTTCAGTGCATCTTGTAACTTTTCTTCGATGATATCGAGTTCTGTCATTCACTTTTCTCCTGTGATTGAGCCGCCTGTTGGGCTGAAAATTGGCGTTCCTTGTCTTTCTCTACACTGCCGCGCTCATGCTCAACGTTCTTCATCACATAATCTTTGACCGCCCCGAAGCCCATCTGTACCCCTGAAGCGTGGTCTTTGAGCTCTTGTACCTGTAGTTTAGTCTCGTTGCTCTTACCCGCGATGATGAGGTCCTTCTGGATCTTAGCGAGCTCGATTTGTTTCTTGTCATCCAGCTCTTTCTGCTTAAGCTGCAGCTCCATCTGCTGTTGCTGGAACACGGGATCTTGCGCTTGGGCTTGTGATGCTTGCATCTGTGCGGCTTGTTGGGCCTGATTGAGCACCTGTTGAGCGGCTTGCGCGAGGAGCGGAGCGACCTGTGCTTCCATTTCTGGAGACATTTCTTCGTCTGGCGGAGGTAGAGGTACACCCAGAGCCACTTCGATCTGTTTGCGGTATGCAAACCCTACGTGTTCTGCGATATGCGCCTGGAATGCCTGCATAATGGCCTGTGCCTGCGGGTTTTGTCCCATTTGAGCCGCAATTTGCGGGTTTTGTAGGAAGGCATTGTGTACCGCAATGTGAGCATCATGGTTCTGCTCGATGAAGGCTTTGGCGCCTTTCATCTTAATCATCTCCATATTCTCAGTCACCGGGTCAGTCGGAACGAAATCCTCCTGTGTTTCTACAATTTTATCTGCGTCCTTGATGCCCATAACCTCAAGCATCTGCCTATGCAGCAGTGGGAGGTTGTAGATTTGTGGTGCCTGTTGGGCGAGCTGTACTGCAGCCTGATACTGAATGATCCGCTGCGCCATTGTGGTCGCGTTAGGATCTGAGACGGGGATGATGTCCGTCTTCTCGTAGTCTTCTTTTTTAGCCGCAGCACCTGCGTGATCGTCAGGAATGTATGCGTATGTCGGTGCCGTGTAGTCTCTGATCAGCGCAGCGATCAGCTTGAACTCTTGCGCCATGCTTGCATGGACGCGGGCCTGTACAGCAGACATCACCTTGAGCGTACGCTCGAGAATTGCCAGCGTCGTACCTACCGGGGCTTCGCCTTGGATTTTGTTGAAGTCAACATCAGCTACCGCAGCGAGTCTGCGGCCTTCCTCAACAATGTTCTGCAAGAGCTGATACAGCGTTGCAGAGGGCTCCTTATAGGGGAGCGGCATGATGTTGTCGCGCATAGTGCCCGACGCTACATCTACGTCTCGGAATTCTCCCGGCATGATCGGTGTGTCATCTCCT